TCAGTATCAATAGCAACAACATAATCTTTATTTGTTACCAATGTTTTATTAAGATATTCATTGAGATACTTCTCGGCCCAACGAATGGTTGCCTGACCAGTAAGAGTAATACCCTCGGCGATTCTCATATCGAAATACCTAAACCACTTATTACCCATTGCTCCATACAAAGAATTCAATAGAATCTTCAATGCCATTTGTTGGTTCTTGGCAATAGCAATACGTTTTTCTAAGGCATAAATCTCTGACTTATTGCCACATAATTCTAATTCTTGTTCAGCCTTGATTTGTTTGTGTTTAAATTCTACACGTTCATTATAGATTTCATTAATAATCTGTGGTAAAACTCCACGTTTAGATGTATCAAATCGAACACCATTAACTGCAAGAGCTGTATTTGGTTTTATATTCTCTACATCTCCGTTAAGAACTGATTCAACATCAACACCTTTTTCATCATCAAGAAGTATAGTCTCGGGAGACATATTGTATTGCATAATGATTGATGGATATAGAGAAGCTAAATCAAATGAACATATCCAATCATGCATACCTACTTGAGGATATTTAACATAACCACCAGGATATGCACTCTTATATGATTCTTCATTTTGTGGAACAGCTATACGTTTAGAATATAAATCTCTGTATATAAGTGAATCCCATATAGCCACGGTGCCTAACACCTGCTCATAGTTCACACCACCTTTATATGCCATGGTTAGACATAGAGTAATAAGACCAAGCTTATCTTCCATACGGTCTATAAGTTCTACGTCTCTTATATTATAATCAATAAATTTCTGATAGTCTGTATCATGTAATTCGTTAAGGTTAGAGGCTTCACCAAAGTCAAGCTTCTTCTCACCGAGAACTACATTAGCTATATGGTCTAACTTGTATGACTCTTGTGGACCATATGTATAACCAAACTTTTTAAAGATTGCCATAAAGTCTAAGATAGCCACACCTTTTATTTCATATTTAGATGCTTTAACCTTCGGTAAGTGATTATGTTTTGCTTGATTAATACCAGTGCCGTATGCTTCTTTGCCATCGACCATTCTCCATGGCGATAAGAATTTCTCTCTTGAATTACCGAGGATACGTTTTATACGGTTAATGAGATATGGTATATCAAAGAACTCTACGTTCCAACCAGTAATAACGTCGGGGGAAGTCTTAGCCCAGTGATACACAAATTTATGTAAGAGTTCATGCTCGTCCGCACATTTAATATAACGAACCGCATGAGTTTGCATAAGAGATTTATCTGTATCATACTCGCCACATCCAAATGTATAATACGTATCGTCTATATTATTTTTCATTGTGATTGCTGTAATCTCTTGGTCAGCTTCAGCTGGGTCAGGAAACCCTTGGCCAAATCTACATTCGATATCAAGTGAAGTCACATTAATAAGATTACGGTCCCATTTGATTTCACCAGGAAATGTCTCATTAATATATTGCACTACATAATTTGTATTGCCATAAACTTTGAAGTTAGGTACATCGCTATATGATTTAATAAAGTCTGTAGCTTCACTCATAGAACCAAATACAATAGGTTCTACAGAATTCCCATCGAGAGAATTCCAATCGTGTTTATTGTTACCTTTATTAGTGACGTATAGGGTAGGCTTGAATGGAATAGTATATAAAACTTTCTTACCATTCTCGTAACCCATGTATTTGATTACCTTGCCGTGGCGGAAGGCACTAGTATAAAAAGTATTTGTCATGTGTGTATTATATCATAAATCAAGCTAAATGTACATACTTTAGAACACCCAACTTACAAAAGAATATCTTAAATTTTTAGTAACTTCTGTTACTCTATGAGGATATAAAAAATTACTAGGAAAATATATTATATCTCCTTTACCCAACCAATATTCTGAACCAGCTGGACCCGCATCTTCAAAAAATCTTAAATAACCACCACTATAATCATCATTTAAACAACCTACCATTGAAACAGTTGGGATTCCCTTTCCGCCAACCGCATTACCTACATGGTCACAATGGAGTTGCATATCATGGGTTGGTTGATATTTCATAAATTTAGGGTCAGTAAAATCTCTATAATAATCATACCATTCTATATCTTTTAAATGTTTATGAATATAATGGTCTAATCCTTTTCTCATACTAGCTCTAACTTTATCTAATACTATTTGATTTTGTATATGAGCTAACCCATAATTTCTTTCTTGTTCAGGAATATTTGGGTCACCAATAAATTGTTCCCAATCAATACTTAATGATGATCCAACAAGACCATCTTGTGGTCTTTCCTCACCTGGATAAGCACCAACTACATCTCTTGGAAATGGTTTCCAAGTGTTTTCGTCATTGAGTGTGGTTATAATTTCGTCGCAAAGACTGTCACCAATCCATTTTGCTTTATGAATATAGTGCTTGATGTTAAGATTCATTTTTAAATCATTAATTCTGGTTGTGCCTTCATAATTTCTATAGTACCATCTATCATATCTGAATATCGTTTTGCCATTGCCTCTTCAGGTTCAACAATAAACATAATATGTTCTTCTTTAATAACTAGGCCATCTTTTAATTCGCTATAACCTAAGTAAGGCATAAAGCCGATACGACCAGTTGCGCCTGGCTCTGGGATTAACAATACTGGATTAAAAACAGTTGTTGTTTTCTCATTCATATCTCCTATACCACATAATATTTCTTCGCCCGAAGTTAATCGGATTAATCTATTCATTAATTTTTCCATAATTTACCTGTGTTGTACTGGGTGTTTTCCTTTGTAATCTTTCAATGCTGCCCTGATTGAATCTTCGGCTAATACCGAGCAGTGGATTTTAACTGGTGGAAGACTGAGAGCTTCTACAATATCTGTATTTTTAATTGCTTCAATCTGTTGAGTAGTTTTACCTTTAACCCACTCAGTTAATAGTGAACTAGATGCGATTGCCGAACCACATCCGTATGTTTTAAACTTTGCATCTGTAATAACATTATCTTCTACTCTAATTTGTAGTTTCATAACATCACCACAAGAAGGAGCACCTACCATACCTGTCCCGACTTGCGGGTCCTTCATATCCATCTTACCCACATTGCGTGGATTTTCATAATGATCTAAAATTTGTTTTGAGTATGCCATAGTGCTCCTTAGTATTTATTAGCCTAGCAACAGCTTTTTAGCGTGCTTAGGCAGGTCACCTAAATTAATAGTTTGAGGCTTGTCCTCTTCTGGAATATCGTTCTCCAAAATAACTACAAGCAATCCATCTACAATATCAGCTCCAACAACTTTGATGGTGTCGATTAATGTGAATGAACGCTCAAACGCTCTTTGAGAAATACCACGATGGGCGTAATCTCTTGTATTGCTACTACCCTTATGTTTACCGGTAATAGTTAAAACACCTTTTTCAAGGGTCAGATTAATGTCTTTTTTACTAAATCCTGCGACAGCGATTTCAATTAAAAAGTGACCATCATCTCTTTTGATTACATTATACGGGGGATATCCAGCGCCTCTGGCATCATGGATTTGTGTATTCTGTAATGTATTAAAAAGTGAATCGAATCCCAGGAATGTATCCCTCGGGAAGTTATTAAATGCTAAGTTTGTCATATTGACCTCCTATATATAGCAAGGTTAAAAATGTAGTCACCATGACTACGGTTTATGAATACCCTTTCGGCATATCCAATTCTATTTATACACATGAACTTTTGCAGGTGTATATATTTGTTCGTTTTCTTTCACGTTATATTTATCTATCCATTTTAATATAGCTTTATTCTGATAGTATATCTGGTGTTTCATTTTAATATCATTTTCGTACCATTCATAACTTGGATATGTAATATCCCAACCACCAGCTTCTTTCCACCATTCCATACAATCATCGCAATCTCTGACAACAGCCACAATCTTGCTTTCAGGAAATGTTTCCATAATATCTTCTAGATAATAAGCAAAGTTATGAGACATTAGTACTTTGACCTGGTCTTCTGGACCATCGAAACTTTTAATTATCTCGTTGGTCCACATTACTTTTGTACCTAATTCTTTATCTAGCCATTTTCCATATTGCATTCCAGGGCCATAATAATTTCCTTTGTGACCATTATATTTGTGATGACTATATATTTTTTCAGGAGTTTCATCGGTCATATCCGCATGATAATTCCATCTAAATTCTTGGCCAACTCTACTCCACATACTCCCTGGAGCACCTGTTACAAATATATAATTCTTCACCCTCTCAAATCGGTTCCTTCAAGCTGTGTTGGTACCTCAACTTCTATTACAAGATGGTCTTTAAATATACTAGCTAAACCTAAAGCTTCTTTATTAAAACGAATTAAATTATTCAGGGCATCTTCAGTAATTAATGACATAAGAGTATCTCTGTGTGCATTACCTTCCTCACCAATCTTCCATTCATATTTACCAACTTTAGCTTCAATAGCCGCTACCGCATCTGGGTCTAAGCTCATTTGGTGTAGAGCATTTCGCAATGCAAATGTATTTTGATTTCCTTTATTTACCCATAAAGCTTTTTGCATACCATCTCTAAATGATTTGACAAGTTTATAAGCATCATAAAATTCTCCAGATGGTGGTGCATCCCAGAGTTCTTCAAATAAAATTTCTAATTGGAACCCAGGATAGTTAAGGTCATCTGCGTGTGTACCATCTGCTTGGAGTATACCA